TAATTACTATTGAAGCATCTGCAAGTGGTACTACCATTTATTCTGAACAATGGGATTATAGCCAAACAAAATCAAACGGGTATACTCTTGAAGAAATATTAAGTTTTTCACCATTAGCTTTAGTCCCTGGTTTAACTATTGATGAAATTGAAGTAAGCATTAGAGGTAAAGATAACGGTTTTTGGCAAGGTATGTATGGGCCAAAGGTAAAGAATTTTAGTGGCGGTTTAGTTCTTATGCCAGATTCTTGTACACTTAATGGAGCAATATCTGATCCATCATGCCCAGGATATGCTAATGCTTTATTTCAACAACAGTGTACTGCAAATCCTTTATTTGATGCCAGCTGTCCTGGATATGCTAATGCTTATTTTACTCAACAATGTAATATAAGCCAATTATATGATCAGGCTTGTCCTGGCTATGCTGCAGCTTATTTGAAACAACAGTGTTTTATAGATCCATTATACGATTCTAGTTGTCCAGGCTACTCAACAGCATATCAGAATCAGCAATGTACTAATGATCCCACATCTGATCCTACTTGTCCTGATTACTATATTGCAATGTGTAAAGCAGATGCCTTATTTGATATGGGTTGTATAGGATATGATATAGCTTACTTTGATCAACAATGTAGTTTAGACTCTCAGTACGACCAGACCTGTCCTGGCTATGTAGATCTCTCAGGTAATGATGGTGATATTGCTATTTTAGATCCCATTGTTGATGATGTAATTACAGTAGAACCAGAATTAGATTTTTATGAACCAGAAATTCCTGTATACCAACCAACGTATACAGAAGAAGTAGTTGAGGTTGAACCCGAAGCAATAGAGATAGATGAATACCAACAAGTACTAGAAGACGATATCGAACGTGAAATAGCTGAACTAGAAAACGAAGGCGATGCTATGAACATGGAAGATGATATTGAACAAGAAATAGCTCAATTGGAAGATTCTACATCCTCGGAAAATGACTTTGACGATCCCACAAATGCAGGTGGTAAAAAAGTTATGGAGGATGACATTGAAAAAGAAATCGCGGAATTGGAACAAGAATCGGATACCAACGAAGGGGACTCAGAGTCGACACTCGAGGATGGAGTACAAATCGCCGATAGTGATGCTAGGCCCGACAATATGGACAACAGCGTCAAAAGTAGTAAACGGAAAGACGTACCAAGTCCGGATGTTAGTAAAAGACAAAAGATAAAATGGCTTATAGCTCAAAAGGCTATTGAGGCTACTAAAGAATTAGAGAACGCTGTTACTTTAGAGCAACAGATGAATATACAACGACGACTTCTGGCACTTATAAGTTTTGTACCAGATTTTAGTGATTATGGAGAAAAAGAAAATGTTAATCAAGTAAATTTCTATCCACCAAAGCCTACTGTAGATCATGCTTATGCTAGATGGTTTTTGAATGACCCAAACTTTGGAGCGATGGAGAATTTACAATATCCTAACCTAAGGTAAAAAAATGATCGATCCAATTACCGCTATCACAGCGGCTACTACTGCTTATAAGACAGTACAACGATTTGTTGCTGCAGGACAAGATTTCGAAAATACTGTCGGTCAAATGGGAAAATGGTACACAGCAGTTTCTGACTTTCGCAAAGGTCAGCAAATGCAAAAGAAACCTCCACTCTTTAAAAAGTTATTTAATGCAGGTTCAGTAGAGGAAGAAGCTCTTGCTTTACTTATGCATGAAAAGAAAATTGCAGAACAAGAAAAAGAATTAAGGACTATACTTAATTGGAGATATGGGCATGGTACTTGGGATGAACTTACTGAAATGAGACGGAAAATAGCTAAACAACGAGAACAGTCTGTTTATAAACAAGCACAATTAAGAAAAGACTTTCTTGAAGCCGTTACTATAGGTGGTGCAGCCCTGCTTCTTGTTATTACTCTTGCAGCAATAGGTTACTTAATTGGATCAGCACAAGGTAAATGGTAAATGATGGTACATGCTTTTATGCTTGTTGTAGTACTGGGCACTGGTGAATTTAGAAAGGTTCAACCTAGTCCTATGTATTTTTATTCTATTGACAGATGTCAGTATTTTGCAAAAGCTGTACCTAGGCAATATGGTAACTATAGCTACACAAGTAGAGTAGATCCAAAGGATAGAATTACTGCTTACTGTAAGCCAGTTTATATAAAAGACAACGATGGGATATATAAATAATGTTTATAATAATGCTTATATTATCTCTTGCACTCATTACATGGCTGCTAGTTTGGTTAGCACTGATTGAAGATAAAATAGAAGAAAGATCTAGTTTAGAAGCTGATAATGCTACATATGAATTAGATCTAAAAATTAATGAATTAAAAGGACGTTATAAATGGCTGAAATCGAATATGGTGGAATAAAAGTTGGTGGATCTAAACTACTTCTAGTGTTACCCTTGATTGGTACATTGGGTGGTGGTCTCTGGGGAGGCTTTGAATTTTACAAAGATTATATGGATATGAAAGAACAGATCCAAAACTATGTAGCACCTGATCTATCAGAGTTTGATAAAAATCTTGCAGTAATCAGTGAAGAGATGAAAGTAACTAGAGAAGAGGTTATTATTATTCGTGATGCTATTGGCGAGCAAGTAGACTTTATGAGAGATACAAAGCACGATCTAAGAGAAGATCTGGTTCGTATGGAAAAAATCTTAGACAAGGTTGAGAATGATATTGACAAAGTAGAAGATGAAGCACAAGAACTAATGGATAGATCTAAAACTGATACTCGCAATATGATTGACGACGCAAATAATCGTTTCAATGATAAAGTAACTGGTATGGAAGGTTACGTTAAAAGAGAAGTTCAAAATCTAGAAGATCGTATGAATAGCAAACTAACAAAAGCATTAGATAATCCATTAGCAAATAGGTAACAACCAACGGGAGGAGATACGTAAATGCCCCCTAGAAATAATAAGACTTGGAATAAAACGCCTAACGTAGAATATATTAGTAGTGAATGCTATAACAATCAAAAAATATTTGAAGCTGAACAACGTGAAATCTTTTCTAAAGTTTGGGTTCCTATGTGTCACATCTCTGAAATGTATAATAAATTTCAGTTTAGAACAACACAAATTGCAGGCCAAAATGTTATTGCGTGGAATACTGGAGATAGAGTTAAAACATACTTGAATAACGGTCCACAGCAACCTTCTGGTAAAGTATGGAATGATGATACTTTTGGTAAAGAGTTACACTGTGAAGTAAAACATGGTGGAATGGTATGGGTAACATTAGATCCTAATCCAACTATGTCAGTTGAGGAATGGACTTGTGGAGCTTTTGATTGTATTGCAGATGCTATTGATACAGAAGAAATGGAAGTGTTCCATTATCATAAAGCTATTATAGACACCAACTACAAGCTTTGGCATGATACTAATAGCGAATTCTATCATGACTTTATGCATTACTTTAATAGAGTAAGTGGATTCAACGATGAATACTTTGCTAGAAAGAATATTCCTTTTGATAATGGTCATGTTAACGTGTCTAGCTTTACTGTTAACTATACTGAGTATGACGGCTTTGAGGATAGAGGGGAGTTATCTTTTCCCAATTTGCCGCCCAACCAGTGGTACATGGTTGACCTCTTCCCAGGTTTCAATTTCAACTTACGGGGTTCCGCATATCGTTCAGACTCAGTAACTCCTCTTGGGCCTAATAAAGTTCTTATTGAATTTAGAGGTTATGGTCTACGTAAAGATACTAAAGAAGAAAGACTGACTCGTATTAAACATCATAATTCTATCTGGGGACCATTTGGTCGTAACCTACATGAAGATTTAATTGGTGTTGCAGGGCAAGGTACTACAATGAGAGAAGGTACTGAAACTAGACGTATTCTACATGGCAGACATGAAAATGGCACAATCCACGATGAAGTAGGAATGCGCCATTATTATAAAGCTTGGGGAGATATGTTAGGAGTAAATCCTGAACAACCTCTAGCTGCTTAGATTAAAGCAACTGCTTCTTCAGTAGTTTCATTTACTCTACGAATCCAGCCTCTACCAAATGTTTCAAAGGTACTGAGTTGTTCGTAGTAACTTATCCGGCCGGATTGGTATTCTTCAATCATTCCTTGTAGACCTACTTCTTCTACGTAGTTATACACAGCTTTTAGAGTGTTAGGACCAATCCCGCCATCTACTGTAGTACCAATCATAGATTGTAGATACTTAGCAGCACGGCCAGGACCTGCATTTACTGCAAAATCAAATACGCATAAGTCTAGGCCACTAGGTAGATCATCACCTTTTACACGACCCCAGTAGTTTTTCTCGTAGATTGGAGCAACGTCTTCTACTGTTAAATCTACCATATCTTTTGTACCGCCCCATTCTTCGTAAACACGTTTGGTTACTCCTAGGTTGGTTTCCCCTCCTGGATCTTTAGGGTGGTTAACATATCCACCTTCGTGGTGGAGAATTAGTTCTAGACATTTATCGTAGTTTTCTGCTGCCATTTTTATGTTTCCTGCTTTGTTGTTATCGGTGGTAAGCTATTAATATTATATCCTTCGCCGTTTCCTAGCACACATGCTTGATCAGGGCTATTCACTTCAATTAAAGTCCAACTTCCTGTTTCTGGATTTACAGCAAATATGATTTTAATATTAACCATTTGACCTTGTCCGTCAGCCGTAACACCATCTGCTGTAAGTAATGGTATTTCTCCATAGCCTTTTACTAATTCAACCAAACCATTAGGTGGTCCACATTGAATAGGCTTACGTGTCCAATAAACTTTTGGAGTTTCTTTTTCTACTTCTAGCTGATTTGTGTGTCCATCAGCAAATGCCAACATACCACTAAAGACATATGCTGGCACTAGTGCTAGTAATGCAACTAAATATTTCATTGGTTTTAACCCTTGCTTTGTTGACCTCGAGGATTACCCCAAGCGTCCCAAGCACGGACTTTGATGAATGGTTTATTAGTTTCTTTTTTATTTGGATTAGCTATTGTAAGAACTACATTCTTTCCTAGCATCCATGCATCTAACTGTGCTTGAATTTTACGGAAAGGCTGATCAATTTCTTTTTGAAGTCGAACTGCCTTTAATACAGAACGTGCTACTGAGCTACGTTCACCTTTAGACGTTTGTGACGTCCTTGATCTTTTTTTACCCATTATAAATCCCTTGTATATGATCTTCGAATTGCTCTACTTTTTCAAGTCTTTTAGGCCAATAGATATAGTCTTTATCTGGATTAGCTTTAAGGTTATTCAATAGAGGCTGAACAGCATTGTACAACTTATCTAGTTTTTCTTGAGTTGTAGTTGCCTTTTGCTCAGCATCATTAGCCAGTGCAGCTGTCTGCTGCACCGACTTAAGTTCTTCTTCGTTTACGGCTGTAAAGCCAAAATCAAAAATATCTGTACTCATACGTTTATTTATACATTCCAGTATGCTGAGTGATCATCATAGATATAAACGTCAAGTTCTCCTGCATTAGATAAACCGCCAACAATATTGCCACCCCAGTTGTATTGGACTGGTCCTTTACTACCAGCTGTTTTCATTTTAACAATAGCTTTACGACCTTTAGCACATACCCGCTTTTTCCTAAGAAGGTCTGAATGATTGTAACGACCAAAAGCATCTGTCTTATTCAAAAGAGAAACAGATTTTCTAAGTTCAATTAGTTTATCCATATCACCTTTATCAGATGTAACAAAGGTTCCTACATAAGCTGAAGTTCTATTAGTTTTAATATACATTTCTGATCTCCTCAAAAAGGTATTCAACAACATCATCTTTGTCACACTGGAAGCGAATACCAATACCGCCAGCTTGTTCCCAACGTTTAATGTTATCAATCTTATCGTCAATTAGAATATTTGGTAATCCTGTTAGACGATTGATAGCATACTTATGTTTGTTTGAAGTAAAGATACAATTTTCAACTTCAGGCATAAAACCTTTATCTTCAAGCCATCTACGTTTCCAGTAAGCTGAGTTGTTATGATCTCCTCTTAGTGGAGAAGAACATATACCCCAGTTACCTTCTGTAATTCCTTTAACAAAGTTTACAATATTTCGAGACTCATTACCAAAGGTAGGGATATGGTAGAAGAAGTCTGTACCGACTATTTCATTTAAAGCCTTATCCTTTTCTTTAATTGATTTCCAGTGGTCGACATTATTCTTATCCGCGAAGGATTTGAAGAAGTTTGCGATGACACCATCCATATCTAAGTAAATTGTTCTCATATTTTATATTTTCCTTTTTTCATTTTATACATATATTATATCTCAGTTTCAGTCGAATGTAAAGGACTTTCTGCAGTTTTTTGCATTTTTTTCCAAATAATATATTGTTCATCTCTTTTTTCACGAGTAGTCCAACCATTTCCATTATAACCAGACCAAACAAGACCTTGATGCATTTTAAAGACTTCATAGGCTACGATAACCGAATTGTTATCATCCCAACCATTATCTAGTCTTTCAATCAACTCATCAAAAGTCCATCCGTAGAACTCACAACGTTTATTAAGAATAGTCATTGCACCTTTGATTTTCATTATCTATCTCCCAAACTTGAAATTGACCAAACACCTAGTGCTATACCAGTGATTGCAAACATAAAGGCTAAAGTAAAGTTATCACCTTCATGACCAGTTGGGCCATCAATAGCTCCAACAGATAAGATCATACAAACGATTGCTAAAGAAAGTCTAATCATTATTTTACACTCCATCCAAAGTTTTCTACCAAGAAGTCATTACCTTTATCTTCGGCAATGGCTACACAAATAGCTTCACGAACAATAGTATCTAAACCACTGAGGTATTTTGCAGCTGTAGGAATATTAATGCCATTGCTTTCAGTAGTAAAGTTATATACAACTTCAGCATCGTTAGCATCTTCCATGTACATATCAGCCATGTCTTCGGCGATTGCCCAATCTGATTTAGCTTCGTTTTTGTAAGATTTGATTAGTGCTTTTAAGTTTTTCATGATTTTGGTTTCCTTCCTTTTATCATTTTATATATAGATTATAACATACTTTTCAGCAAATGTAAAGGAAAAAGTGCACTAAAGTTTCGTTTAAAAACAATGGCTTAGCATTTTTTTTGCTAAGCCATTGATAACATTAGATAAAAAATTGAAATTAATTCACTTTTTTTTAGAATCTCCCTAAGAATCTAGCAATATGATGTACAAAAGGTAAGAGAGTTGCAGCCATAAAGAGGTTTACTCCACTATGAGCAATTGCAAT